ACAATCAACGACAACTAGACCAGAGATTGTACCAGTAACCAGAGCAATGTCTGCATCAGGCCACTGCGTCCACCATGCAGTGACCTCTTGTTCGCTGGCTATTCTAGTTTGATACTCCTTCCATTTGATCGCGGGTCGTTTGGCAGACGCAATCGGGATCACGCTCCACCCGCGTTCTATATATTCCAGTGCTGTTTCAAGTTTTGTCTTTTCCAATATCGTTCACCTCTTCGAAGTATAAATCTATTTTCATTTTTGGTTTGGCAGTTTTAATTTTTTCCAGAACAACACTTGAAATAAAGCCTCTCGAAATCCAGCCATAAGGGGCGGTGCGTACTACACTACAGAGTTGTGCGGTCTTTGTTGCGCCACCTAAATCCCTTACAAGCTTGGCTATATTTAACTTGTGTTTCATAACTTTTTTTAAATCCCCATATTTTTCTATTGACACTATGTAGTGTCTACAATACATCTTTGGTTGTTGTAAAGACACCTTACGTTTCAAGAAGGTGTTAGATGGAGAAAAATATGGCAACAGATAGTTGGTCAGCATTTGCTGCTGACAAAATTACTCAGACAGATGTAGTGGAACACGGCAAAGGCAAGCTTAATACGCTCGCACTTGAGCATGAGAAACTGCAAGAAAATCTGACAGAAATAACAGATCGACTGACGTGGATTGAGGGTGAGATAGTTCATCTTTTTCCAGAGGAAGAAGGAGAACTTTCTCAATCAGTGAGCAACCATAATGTTATCGTTTCTCGTACTGAGAAATGGACTTGGGATAAAGCAATGCTTGAGAAATTTTTCTCACACTGCTTTCCAGATTATATTAGGCGAACACTTTCTGTGGACAAACGGAAATTCTTACAGCTTCCGATTGAAGAACAAGACAAGCTTCGCCCTTGTCTCACTCGCAGTCTCAACAAAGCAAAAGTGAAGGTGGTTAGAAATGTTTAAAGTGATGTCTACTAAAGACGTGTCAACGAATGAGCCATCTAAAACTTTGCTCTACGCACACCATGGTTTCGGGAAAACATACCAGTGCAGAAACTATGAGAAGCGTTTTGGCAAAGGTCTTATACTAAGTGGCGAGGCTGGACTAAAATCTTTAGCCGATACAGAGATAGACTATCTACCCTTTACGTCTTGGGATGGAACTACAGACGAGGAACGTGGGGTATATTCGTTTCGTAAGATATGGTCTTATGTTTCTTCGCCAGACTTTGTGAAGGCTGGATACAAATGGATAGCAATAGACAGTCTTACTGAAATGTCTGAGCGTTTGCTTGAGAACCTTGAAAAGAAACACAGCAATACAGCGAACGGTTTCGTTTTATGGGGAGACTATTCTCGAATAATGACAGGTGCGTTGAAGGCTATTCGTGATCTTCCTTTGCATGTTCTTGTTACCTGTCTGGCGAAAGAGGAGAAGGACGCCAACGACAACACACAATACTGGCCCTTGCTTAAAGGAAATGCAGTAAGCAAGCACACCCCTGCATTATTTGATAATGTTTTTTGTGGTGTTCGAACTACTGAAAACGATGGAAAGAACAAGCCAACAGTCTCGCGTTACATAGTAACAGACGAGGTGTCTGGCTGGCACGGTAAAGCGCGTGATCCGCTTAACAGATTGTCTGCTTATGAAAAGACAGACGATATTACTGAACTTCTTGTGCGTATGTCTGCGTCAGAAGATACTAAAAAACTTTCAAAAAAATCTGAGGATATTATATAATGGCTGAATGGAATGGTTTCGGTGGTCTTGACCTATCAAATGTAGATGCGAACACAGGCGGTGGTCGTTTAGCTACTGGCACATACACGGTTAAGAGTAGTGGTAGTGCTATTGAGCAAGTCGGTAACACTCAAAACAAAAAGCTAGTCGTTACGTTTACAGACGTGAACGGCGATGGCGATATTAGAATGAACTTTAACATTGCACATAGTAACGAAGTAGCAACTGACATTGCTCGTCGCCAGTTAAAATCTTTTTTAATTGCTGGCAATCATTCTTCGCCAGACAAGCCTAACGATGTTTCCACATTGGACGGTCTGGAGTGTAAAATTTTGGTGGGTAACGGCAAGCCTTGGATTAATTCTATGGGCCAAGAAGTTACCAGCACTGAGATTAAAAAGTTTATGCCAACGACAGCCGCAACTCTAGCTGCTGGAAAAGAAAAGCAAGCTGCAATTGCTGACGACGAAATTCCTTTTTGATTTAGTAGACCCCCCCCGAAAAAGGGGGGGTCTTCTGCTTACACACAACCACAACCACAGTGACAGGAGATCGGCAGATGTTACAATCAGTAGCACAGAGATCAGAGCGTAGCAAATTTGCTTTGCCTACCCCCAAAGAATTACAAGAAATACTGGTATACTTCCCCACAAAAGGCACACTATTTTTGCGAGAGAGAAAAGTATCTTTCTGGGAAGATACTGTTGAGAGCGCAGAGAAAAAGGCAAAGAGATGGAACAAAAACAACGCTGGCAAGCAAGCGTTTCGTACCATTAATCAAGGCCAGTTTGTTGGAACAATTCTGCGCAGAAATTTAAAGGCAAGCCGCGTTTGTTGGGCAGTTCATACAGGCGAGTGGCCTAAGTACATGATAGATCATGTAAACGGCAATCGTTTTGATAATCGTATCGACAACTTGCGAGACGTTCCTCAAAAAATTTGTCAGTCTAATCCATCGAAGGGACGTATCGCAAATGTTTTGCCAGACGGTGTGCGATGGGTAAACGCTGAGAAGAAATGGATGTCATTCATTTACATCGGATCAAAACAAATTCCACTTGGCTTATGGGGAACTAAGGGTGATGCGATGATGGCAAGAAAGATGGCTGAGTTAAAATTTGGAGTACATCAATGAGTGTAAAAGCAAGCACAGTCGTTCAAAGAATTGACGATGCTCTTGATGCAGAGAAGAGAGAGAAGGCGCGAATGTATATCGGTGCGTCTGGCATTGGTAATACTTGTGATGCGCTGCAAGCATTTTCTTTGCGGGGGTTCCCCAATCGTGAGCCAGACGCGAGGCTCAAGCGTATCTTCCAGTTAGGACACATACTAGAAGACGAAGTAGTTAAAGACTTAAAGAGAGCAGACTTTTCTGTTTACGAAAAGGATGGTCTGACGGGAAAGCAACATGCCTATTACGAATGGGGTGGCCACATTAGCTGCCACACTGATGGACTAATTGATATTGGTGACGACAATCTTAGGATACTTGAGATCAAGTCGATGAATGATAGCAGTCACCAAAAGTTTAAGAAGTCTGGCGTGAAGATTAGTCACCCGCAATACTTCGCGCAACTACAAACGATGATGGCAATGTCAAATATTCACAGTAGTTTTTTCATAGCTATAAATAAAAATACAAGTAGCTATGCGGCAGAGATTATTGCCTTCGATGAATTTGAATGGGCTGCGCTGAAGCATAGGATAGAAACTGTTCTTCATGGTAACGCTGCCAAAATTGCTACAGACGAAAGCGATTGGCGTTGCCGTGGTTGCTTTAAAGCAGACGTTTGCTGGCATGATGCAGAGGTAGAAGTCCGTTGCTCTACATGCGCGTTTGCTAATCCTAAAGAAGATGGTGGATGGCAGTGCGGTAAGCATGAGCGTGAGGCGTTTGAGGTCTGCGAAGATTATGAAATTTATAAACCAAAAAATAGAGAGTTAATCTAATGAAAACTTGTGACGAGAATACTCTTTTCAAAAGCATAGAAGAGTTAACGCAACTTCGGGTAGATGCGGGACGCATTTCGAACATGGTTCAATCAGTGACGGAGCGCATAAAAGAATTACTTGATAAAGAGCCAGAAAACTTTGTCGAGTTTGCACGGGCAAGAGACAAACGATCACGTCTGCGAGACGATTATTCTGATAGAATTGCTGAGATTAAATCAGCAGAACTTCACATAAACTGGATGATGAAAAAAATTGGAGCGTGGATGCAAAATGGATAGAGCAAAGGTATTAGATACAGCAAAAGATTTGATTAGTGGTGACAGAGCAGAGGACTATGGAGATGCAGACGTTAGCTTTGGCCGCATTGCAGACGGCTGGAATGTTATCATTGGTCAAGCACTTATAGACCAAGGCTACATAACTTCGCAGCACGTTGCGCTGATGATGACATGGTTAAAGATGTCGCGCATTTTGGGATCACTAAATCACAGTGATAGTTATGTAGACGCGGCAGGATACTTAGCTTTAGCCAGTGAGATTGGTCGCCCTGTTACTGCACTTCAGGCAGACAGTAACAAAAGCAACCAAGTTTTTTTTGACGCTGTTCAAAAAGAAAAACTAAACGGAAAGTTAAATGGGATAGAAAAATAATATTACCATCTTGCCTTGCCGCTTCGCACATCTAAATGCGTGAAGGAATTATATTTTCCAACGCCACCAGTTGGATTGTTAGTGTGACCCCAAGCGTAAACTTCGTTTGGTGACACACCAGTTACAACAACGTCAGCCGCCTTGCCTAGCAAGTGTTGAGATTTGGTTGCCCCACCTACATTTTTATTGTGAGTGGGGCATCTATATCCAGAGTTGACTGCTACTGGCGCGTCGAAATGAGCGCGTAGTTTTTCCAGCAAAGCAACCAGTTCCATGTTTACGCCGTCTGGATGTATTTCGTGGCAGTGGTTACATGCAAATTCAGTTTCACGAAAATGCTTAGACACATACCCCGCTGGCATTTCGCTTCTGTTAAATGCTTCTTTTAATTTGTCGCTAAGTTTACTCATTTTGTAGTTCCTTTAGTTTAGCTTCTAGGTTGTGTAGCTTTTGTCCCATCCTACTAATGGTAAGTTCTATTTCTCTTTGTCGTGCCAGAGCGTCTGTGATTAAATGACGTGGGATAAAGTTACCTACCTTCCCTTCTATGTTACTTACTTGATTAGATAGTAACTCGCGCTGGTGTTCGTTGAAGCTAACCCTTTCAGTCAGTTCGAAGTACGCTGTTGCTGCTACACCAAGCCCGAAAACAAGGGCGATTAAATTCTTTAGCGGTATGGTAAACTTTGTTTCTTCTGATAATTCAGCCATTGCGTGTTCCTATTGAACTAAATCCAAAGTAGGCAGCCGTCACGCCAGACGCAGCCACTACATATACAGACGCAATATCTGTCAGTAGTGACGCCGCCTTGTCCAAGCCAAGCCAAGAGGCTGAGACTATGACCAGCGGGTAGACTAACATCCCTGACAATGCCGCCCACGTCATACGTCGTTGCGCATCTCGCTTCGCGTCCGCGTCTATG